ATCTGTGGATGCATCAGAGGGAGCTGATCGTCCACCTTAAAAAGGCCTGTATGGAACTGGGTTTGGTGATACATGTTGTGCACCACATCCGCAAACTGGATTCAGAGAAGAGTCAGCCAGACAAGTTCGACGTAGTAGGTTCTGGTGACATAACTAACTTAGCTGATAATGTTTTTATAGTAAATCGTAATATTCAAAAGCAAGAGATGGTAGCTGAAGGCCTTGGATCCATGCCTATAAGCTCGTCTGATATGCGTCCGTGGTCGGAACTATCAGATGGACTTATATCAGCTGTCAAGGTACGGTATGGGCAACCATGTCGTATAAAACTGTGGTGGAATCAAATAGGACCGGACACGGGAGCGTTCACGGATGGAGCATCAGCACCATCTATTGTATACTTCAAGGCACCGGAAGATATGGAGTATGACCAGGAGATACCATTCTAATGAGAACTGACAATTGGAAAAATGTAGAACGCGGAGTTGCTAAGCTGTTTGGTGGGACCAGGACCGGTTCTAATGGGGAGAGTCGACGAGATGTAGAGCACCCAGTCTTCTCAATAGAAGTCAAGCATAGGAAATCCTTCCCAGACTGGCTGCACTCAGCCTATGGGCAGGCTGATCGTGAAAAAGAGCACAGGATACCCATAGTAGTCCTCCATGAGAGATATACAAAGTTCGAAGACGCCTATGTCGTGATTAAAGCAGAGCACTTTTGTAAGCATTATAAGGATATTCCTATTCAGGATTCAGCCGAAGCTGCTGATTCTAGTATAATAGAACCTTCAAATCAAGGAGACATAAATGGCTCGTACGTTCACAAATGAGAACAATTATCCGCATTGGTTGTATCATACCCTTACCACAAATAACTACTCGAAGGGTACAAAACCCAGTGATATATCTGTAACAAGGTTAATAGATAGTCCTCAAGTAAATCAATTACGGTTTGAACATGCAAATGAACTCGTCGAAGATGTTAGAGACCGGGTTTGGTCTATTTGGGGAACAGCAGTACATCACGTGGTTGAAAGTACTAACGAGAGTAATTCAGATGTACTAACAGAGAAGCGATTCTACAACGATTATGACGGTAAAGTAGTTACAGGACAGATTGACGTTTATGACATGTCATCTAAGATACTATACGATGTTAAAACGGTCAGCGCCTGGAACTTAGTTAACGGTTATAAAAAGTCGTGGGAATACCAGCTTAATGTTTTAGCTGATCTAATGATAGCTAATGCTTGGAAGGTCAAGGGTTTATCTATTGTAGCTATAGCTCGTGACTGGAATGCTAGACAAGCATCTGAAGTAGAGACGTATCCTAACCATGCTATGACGGTGGTTGATATACCACTGTGGATACCTTCTATACGCAAAAAGTATATAGATCAGCAGTTAAGCAGACATTTCAAAGAGAAACATTACTGTACGCCTGAAGAGAGATGGCAGTCAGAAGAGAAATGGGCGGTGATGAAGCACGGACGTAAGAATGCATTGAGGTTGTTTGATTCTGAAGGGGATGCAGGTAATTACTTGAACGACTTGATTGATCCACAAAAATCCTATATCGAGCATAGGGAAGGGTCACCCAAGCGGTGTTGGTCGTACTGTAATGTACGTAATTTTTGTCCACAACTAAGAGCCGAGAGGCAGGAGAAGCGCTAATGGCAGGAAAGCAAGCATTTGATAACACTAACAAAGGGAGGTTTTTCCTCAATGAGAGGAAAACAGCTAAAGATCCCGCACTATCTGGACCAGGTAATTATAATGGGACAGATATGCGAGTGGCAGCATGGATCAATCCCAACGAAGATGCCGACAATAATAAGGTTTGGAAAGCATTTGATTACCTTGCAGAAAATGCGGTAATTAATATGAGGTTCTCAGAACCTAAGAAAAAGGGAGGGGGTAGTAACAGCGGAGCCAGTGATATGGACGACGACCTACCCTTCTAGCTTTAGCTTTGTAGTATTTTGATGGGGCGGGGTCTACTTTAGGCCCTGCCTCTTTTTTTCTTTCGCCTTAGAGGGCGATTCTGGAGCTCTAGGACATGCATATTACGCCGTATCAACAGTTCATACATAAGAGTAGATATGCTAGGTATCTACCAGATCAACAACGCAGGGAATCCTGGGAGGAAACTATTGGACGCTATATCGATTTTTTTGATACTCGCTTGGGTAGCAATCACCTTGAACGATTTAAACCCCTTATTGTAGGGATGGAAGTAATGCCCTCGATGAGGGCCTTAATGACGGCTGGAAAGGCCTTGGAGAAAGACCATGTCGCAGGATACAACTGTGCCTACACTGCTGTGGATAGCCTTCGAGCTTTCGACGAGTGTCTTTATATACTTATGTGTGGTACGGGTTTGGGTTTTAGTGTCGAACGTCAACACATATCGAAGCTGCCTGTCGTTGCTGAAGACTTTCACGACACAGATACAGTTATTGTGGTACGTGATTCAAAAATTGGGTGGGCAAAGGCTTACAAAGAGCTGATTGCTTTTTTGTTTCAGGGTTTGATACCCAAATGGGACTTGTCTAAGATTCGTGCAGCCGGTGAACCACTAGTTACATTCGGTGGTCGCGCCTCTGGACCCGAACCTTTAGATCAGTTATTCAAGAAAACCATTCATGTTATATCTAGTGCTCGAGGCGATCAGCTGACTTCATTAGAATGTCATGATATTATGAATTATATCGGAGAAGCAGTAGTAGTCGGCGGGGTAAGACGCACCGCTGAAATATCATTAAGTAATCATTCAGACGAAAGGATGCGCAATGCAAAGATGGGTAATTGGTTCATGGAGAACCCCCAAAGGGCATTAGCTAACAACTCTATATGTTATACAGAACGTCCAGATGTTAGTGCGTTCATGCGAGAGTGGTCGGCCATCTACGAATCAAGATCAGGTGAAAGAGGTATTTTTAATAGACGAGCCTGCCAAGCCATGGCTCCAGAGAGGAGAGACAAAGAGTGGGATTTCGGAACTAATCCATGTTCGGAAATAGTTTTGAGGTCCAAGCAGTTCTGTAATCTATCCGAAGTGGTAGCTAGATATAATGACACCATGGAAACACTTAAAGTAAAAATGAAAGTGGCAACCATGTTAGGTACCGTGCAGGCTAGCCTCACGGATTTTCGTTATCTAGGTGCCCAGTGGAAGAAGAACTGCGAAGAAGAGGCTTTGTTAGGTGTTAGTATAACAGGTATCTTTGATTGTCCGGTTCTGCTGAAAGCATCGCCAAAACAATTAGAGGAATTACGTGATTATGCAGTTAAAACGAATGAAATTTTTGCAAAGGAAATTGGTATCAACCCATCTGCCTCTGTTACTTGTGTCAAGCCTAGCGGGACTGTTAGTCAGTTGGTGGATAGCAGCAGTGGGATTCACCCTCGTCATGCTAGATATTACATCCGCCGTGTACGCAATGATAAGAAGGATCCATTATCTCAAAAGCTTATCGACAACGGGATCAAACACGTAGAGGATCCTTACAACAAGGATGCTTGGGCATTTGAGTTTCCCATGAAGTCTAATGGATCCCTCACACGTCACGATGTCTCTGCTATGGAGCAGCTAGAGCTTTGGAAGAAGTTTGCACTACACTACTGCGAACACAAACCAAGTATGACATGCTATGTTAAAGAGACAGAGTGGCCGTCTGTAGGCGCCTGGATCTGGGATAACTTCGATATCGTAAATGGTATTAGTTTCCTACCCAGTGCTGATGAGGGTCATGTATACCAAGCCGCACCATATGAGGATATAGACAAAGCAACGTTTCAGAAATGGAACAAGGAATATTCTAAGATTGAGTTAACATGGGATAATCTTGTTGAACATACAGATGACACCACAGGTAGTCAAGAGTATGCCTGTGTGGCAGGAGCTTGCGAGATATGAAACTAGTCATGGTTGAGTGGTTCGATACTGTTCAATCGTCTGGTTGGGATACGGCCGATGAGGTTGACATTATGAAAGTTAGCCAAATCGGTTATTTCCTTAACGAGTCAACATGGTCCGAAGAGGGCGTCTTGAAGCTGGCAGATACTATAGCTGAAGAAAAGTACTACGGTATTACTGCTATACCTAAGGGTTGTGTGCACAGAGTAACATCTTTCTCGGGGAATGTAGATCTTGTAGAAGTATTTTAATGGAAGATTATAAAATTCTTTTGCTTAAGAGCGGGGATGTGGACAAAGTCTGGAAGGGTATAAAGCCGCTGATTGAGGATGGTCTCAGCACCATAGATGGTAACGATGTGCGTAAACATCTTACAACTAGTGATTACTATGAGTGGGCAAAAAAAGATTTAATACAAGTCTTTATCGTAGTTAAAGAAAATAAGATAAAGTTGATGACCATAACACAACTGTTACCTTACCCAAGGTTCAAGGTGCTAGAGTATCTAATGGTCAGCGGTGTAGAACTAAAAGAGTTCTCTGATCGTCTTGCGCAGACTGTAGAAGACTTTGCTAATGCAGAGAAATGTGAACGCATGATAGTAACCGCGCGTAAAGGTA